TTTCGGCGGACTTATGACCGTACCGTACACGGCCGTAAAGATGAAACGCCGAGGATACGGAATTGAGCTCAACGCAGATTATTTCCGTGACGGCGTCGGATATCTCAAAAGCGCCGAAGAACAGTACGATACACCGACTTTATTTGATTTTATAAGCGTGGGAGCGTGAAGAAAAATGAACTGCTGCGATATGTGCGGTGCTCGAATGGACGGAGGTAATGAAGAATGACAAACTTTGAAAAAATAAAAGCTATGACACTTGAGGAAATGGCTGAAAGTGCAAATCCGTTTTTCGATTGTCCATACGGCCTTAGATGCGGAGATTGTGAAGACGGTGATTGCATTGAATGTACAAAAGAATGGCTTGAACGGGAGGTTGGAGAATGACAGATGTAAAACGATGCCCGTTCTGCGGCGGAGAGGTTTATTACAGAATGACAACAAGCGGAGTGATGTTTTTTAACTGCATCCATTGTAACGCATCAATAACATTCTCACGAACCGGTGAAGATATGTCAACGGAAGAAGCAAAAAAGAGGTTTAATCGTCGGATGGCTAATAAGATGACTACTGAGGAGGTGAACTAAATGATAATAACGTGTCCAAAATGCGGACAGGCTCTGATGAATGAAGATAATCGAACTTTGACTGATACCGAAGCCGCCGAGCTTGCGTTACAAACCTGCAACTGCCCAGCCGCCCGAGCTTAGCGAAGCAAAGAGAAGCAGATTGATGAAGCGTGTTTTAACATCGAGTCGCTTTGTGTTGCCAATGCGCGCGAACTCGGCATGACGGAAATTGAGAACGATGAAATAATTGACATCCTCAGAAAAACGGCTCGCTTGATTGCTGATGCAAAAGTCTTTGATTTGACGGTTACAACCGTAGGTCACGGCAAGGTTAAAATCAGTAAATCGGGTAAAGGCTCGATTTCCGTCAAGCGCACAGTCGGTCATACGGAAGAATTAAAAGCAAACGAAAAATATTAAGGAGTGTATTATTTATGAAAAAGCATTTTAGAAAATGTATCGCTGTGATTTTAGCGATTGTACTTATTGGCGGTTTGTTGTCCGGCTGTACAGAAGCGGAGCGAGTAAACCACAATCTGAACAGGCAAGCTAATTATTTCGATTGCGAACGTAGAGTTACGGTTTATAATGCTCGAACCGATAAGGTTATCCTTTATATAGAGGGATACATCGACATCTCAAACAATACAACTAACGAGCTTGTTGTTACCGCCAAAACCTCAAAGGATACATATAAAAAGAACTATGTGTATCTGAATGATTACACCTTGTATGTGGTTGAAGACATAGGCGGTACACATACAGATCCTTATCATTACAAGGTTTATTTCGATACAAACGTTATTCCAAGCGTCGAGGTTAAATAAAACTTCATTTTAACTCAAAAAACTTAATACATGGGGTTCGGTTCTGCCGAGCCCCTCGGTGCTAAAAATGACGGACTGAAAAGTCCGTAACGGGAAAGTATGGTGTATTAAGTTATCAACAAAACGAAAGGAGGAAAACACGTGCGAAAACTTAACCGAGAGAGCATCCATAAATCGGGTGATTATATGGAAGTTGACATTTTCCCCGTTCGGAAGCCGACAAGCAGACGCTCGGCAAAAGCAAAGCCGACAAGACCGGTCCAGCAAAAGCTAAACGAGCGAAATGCAGCTCGGAAGTTTACATGGTTACTTCAGGAAAACTTCGGCCCGAAGGATTATATTTGTGAGCTCTCATATCCGTCGGACTTTCCGTATGATAAAGCTCTCGAAGGCAGAGAGTTCGCGTGTTTCCTCCGAAACGTCAAAAACGCTTATAAAAAAGCAAACATTGATTTCCGCAGCATGTATACAACCGAGCTTGGAGAGAAAAACGGCCGTCCGCACTATCACCTTATCTGTTCGGGCGAGCTCGGTGCAAAGATCCTCAGAAAAAAATGGAACAAGCGGTTTACTAAAAATCCAAAAGTGAGCTATATTCACACATCACATCTCATTTTCACCAAGACAGGTCTTGCCGGCGCTGCTTTTTACTTGTCAAAAGATCCGAGGCTTTGCTACCGCTCGTATGTTTGCTCGAAAAACCTGAAACAACCACCCAAAAGTCAGCGTGACGGACGCATCAGCTGTCGAAAGCTCCAAGAGATGAGGAATGACATATACAATGCTGAGCTTTTTGAAAAATTATATCCCGGTTATGTGTTTGTTGACGCCGATCCCCGTCTTGACATGTACGATATCAATGAATACGGCGAAGCTGAGAAAATAGATTTACCGTACATAACGATCCGGCTTTACAAGAAAGACAGTAAATATATCTTACGAAACAGAGAATACGCATGAGGAGTGAGTCAATGAGCAATAATTTTCAAAATCAAATACCGATCCCGACAGAGGCTCAGGAGCAGGAAGCGTTGTTCCGATGGGCAGAATTCGCCGCGGGTAAATATCCCGAAATTAAATTTTTATATCATATCCCGAACGAGGGTAAACGCAGCAGGTATAACGGTGCCGCCCTGCGCCGTCAAGGCCTGAAAAAGGGCGTACCAGATCTCTGCTTGCCCGTGCCCTCAGGAAAATATCACGCGCTTTACATAGAGATGAAGCGAAAAGGCGAAAAGCCGAGCTTGCAACAGCTCAATTGGCTCAACAATCTTAATCTTCTCGGCAACCGTGCCGTTTGGTGTCAAGGCTGGGAAGCGGCGGCAAAAGAAATTGAAGGATATTTGAGAGGTGAATAACAATGCCGAGAGAATATTCGCAAGCACTTGCCGATTACGCTATTTCAAGAGAACGTTATCTTGAGCTGAAACACAAGTGTTATCAATATCCGGAGTGGATAAAGGAACGCAACGATAGTTACGAGTTGTCGGCTGGCAGCTTTGATGGAATGCCTAAGGGCAGTTTCGGCGCAACATCCGTTGTTGAGCGAAAAGCGGACAAAGCAATGAAGTCCGCAGATCTTGTTGAACTTGTAGAGCGTTGCTTACACGATGCCGCCGGTGGAGATATGAACGTTATCCCCGAGCTCAGAAAAAACGTTTGCTATGGTGTGCCGTATATAGCGCTCTCTATTCCGTGTGACAAAAATAAATTTACGAAATATCGCCACAAATTTTATTACATTCTTGATAAAAAAGTCTAACTTGTGGAAATGCGGAACAAGAAAACTGCTAAGATAAATATAACGAAAATAAACAAAAGCCGTGTTGAGCTGAATTGCACTTGCTCGATGCGGCTTTTTCGCGGGTGAGAACATGAAAACACTTGCCAAGCTTGCTGAAGATTATAAATCACAAGCGGATCACATTAAGTCTCAGATCGAAGCTATCCCGAAACACACAGATGACTATAAGCTCAAGCATAAGCGTGCTGTACTCTGGGATATGTGGAGTGAGGCTATGGAGAATTATTACAAACTAAAGAACTACTACATCAAATGACGCAGGAAGAATTTTACAAATCAATGCCGTGGCTGAGAGCTCGTCAAGCATTTATTAGCTCTCGGATACTGATCGACGGAGGTATGTGTCAGGTCTGTGGCGAACGTCCCGGGAAGATTGTCCACCATACTGTATGGCTTAACGACGTTAACTGCAACGATCCGGATATAGCGCTCAATCCTGAGCTTCTCCAGTATGAGTGTCAGCTCTGTCATAATAAGGAAGTCGATCCGAAAAAAATCAATAATGACACAGGCCGAGCTGGTTATTTGCCTGATGGAACAGTCGTTAAGCGAGGAAATTATTAAGCCTCCCCCCTAAAAGCAAAATTACAGTGAGGCGATTTGACCGAGCGCCCCTCTTTAATTTTACCCTGCAGGTCGCGCATGCGTGGTGTAGAGGGGGTGTGGTGGTGTAGATATGAGGTGAGAAATTGAGCAAAAAGGAAACAGAAGAAACGAAATCAGAGAAAATTCAAAAAGTAGCAAAAAAAATCAAGAGAATTTTTAAGGACCTCGACGAAAACAAGAAAAAGCTTGTAGATCCGCTCGTAGAAAAAGCCGCGTTTATGTCAGTAACACTTGACGAGCTTCAAGAGACAATCAACTGCGAAGGCTGTGTTTCCGAGTATAAAAACGGTGAAAACCAATTCGGCATAAAGAAAAGTCCCGAGGTCGAAATCTATCTCAACATGTCGAAGAATTACGCCGCAATTATTAAGCAGCTCACCGAGCTTGTCCCGGCAGCGAAACGTAAGAACTCAAAGCTCGAGGAGCTGAAAAAGAAGAAATGACAAGCGGTTATATCACCGAATATAACGAAGCAATTCGGACAAAAAAAGTGCGAGTTGGTAAGTGGATCAAGAAAATATACTCGTTAATTTGTGAAAAAATCGAGTCAAATGAATACTTTTTTGATGCTGAAAAGGCAGAAAAAGCCATTGAATATATCGAAAATTTCTGCCATCACAGCAAAGGAAGAAACGACCTCATTACACTCGAATTGTGGCAAAAAGCGGCGGTCAGCGCAATGTTCGGAATCGTCGATGAAAACGGTGTACGCATCTTTCGAGAAGTGTTTATCGTTATTGCGAGAAAAAACGGTAAGTCGCTTTTCGCTTCGGCAATAATCAGCTACATGGCTTACATCGAGGACGAATACGGACAGGAGATTTACTGCCTTGCTCCGAAGCTCGAACAGGCGAATCTTGTCTATGACGGGTTCTATCAGATGATCCAGCTTGAACCGGAGCTCGCCGAGCTTGCAAAGAAACGGCGGAGTGACATTTACATTTCTGAAAGTAACACTGTGATAAAGCCGATTGCTTTTAACGCGAAGAAAAGCGACGGATTTAATCCGCAGCTTGTTGTTTGTGACGAGCTCGCCGCTTGGCAAGGAGACGCCGGATTGAAGCAATACGAGGTTATGAAATCTGCCCTTGGAAGCAGAAAACAGCCGATGATCCTATCAATCTCGACAGCCGGTTACATCAACGACAGCATTTACGACGAGCTGATGAAGCGTTCTACCGCATTTCTTCTCGGAAACAGCAACGAAAAGAGGCTTCTGCCGTTGCTTTACATGATCGACGACGTTGAAAAATGGAGCGATCTTGAAGAGTTAAAGAAAAGCAATCCGAACCTCGGCGTCAGCGTCTCAGAGGATTTCTACCTTGAAGAAATAGCCGTTGCAGAGCAATCGCTTAGTAAAAAGACTGAATTTTTAACGAAATATTGTAACATAAAGCAAAACAGCTCCGTTGCGTGGCTTCCATATGAAGTTATCGACGGTTTGACGGGTGAAAAGCTTGATCTGAACGACTTCAGAGAATGTTATTGCGTCGGCGGAATCGACCTTTCTCAAACAACAGACTTAACGGCTTGCTGCATCATCATTGAAAAAGACGGTAGACTGTATGTTTTTGCACAATTTTTTATGCCGAGAAATAAGATTGATGAGCTTCAGGAGCGCGAAGGTGTTCCGTATAGAATCTATGAAAAGCAGGGTTTAATCAAGCCTTCAGGCGATAATTACGTCGATTATAACGACTGTTTTGAGTGGTTTGTAAGGCTTGTCGAAGAATACCACGTTTACCCGCTGCAAATTGGTTACGACCGCTATTCTGCGCAGTACCTCATTCAGCAGATGAAAGCTTACGGCTTCCATATGGATGATGTATATCAGGGTGAAAATCTTACACCGGTTATCTATGAGGCTGAGGGCTTGATGCGTGACGGTAAGCTGCGAATTGGCGACAATAACCTGCTTAAAGCGCATCTGTTAAACACAGCTTTAAAAGTTAATTCGGAAAGTCGCAGAGTTCGCATTATTAAAATCGAACAACGATGCCATATTGACGGCTGCGCGGCTTTACTTGACACATTAACTGTCCGGCAAAAGTGGTTTGAAGTCATTGGAGAACAGCTCAAAAATGCGGCATAAAGGAGTTTTTATGGGAATATTTGAAAAGATTTTTAAAAAAAGAGAGCAAAAAGCACTGATAAAAGGCTTTTTTAAAATGCTCGACGGGTATACTCCGGTATACACGACATACGACGGCGGAGTTTACGAGATGGAGCTCACACGAGCTTGCATTCACACTTTCGCAAATCATGCATCGAAGCTCTCGCCGGACGTGTCAGGAGCGGATCTTGCAAGAATAAAGTCCATGCTTGACAATAAGCCGAATCCCTGGATGACGTCGGCACAGTTCTTGTATAAGACAGCAACAATTTACGAAGCACAGAACACCTGCTTTATTGTTCCGCTTCTTGGCTCATTTGATGAAATAATCGGATTTTATCCGGTTAATCCGAGAATGGTTGAATTTGTAGAAGTGTCGGGAAGTCCCGAGCTCTGGATTAAATTCACCTTTGGAAACGGACAAAATGCCGCTATTGAATTTTCAAGATGCGGTGTTATCAATAAGTTTTTGTATAAATCGGACATTCGAGGCGAGAACAACTCGGCGCTTGACCCCACAATGAAGCTTCTCGACATGCAGAACCAAGGTATCAGAGAAGGCATCAAGAACAATTCAAGCTTCCGATTTATGGCACAACTAAATAATTTTGCGAACACAAAAGATCTGGCTGCCGAACGTAAGAGGTTTTCAAAGGAGAGCTTCTCGGGAGACTCGGGCGGTATGCTGCTCTTTCCGAGCAATTACACAAACATTAAGCAAATTGACAGTCAGCCGAGAGTTGTTGACACTCAGCAGATGAAGGCGATTCAAGACAGGGTCTACACTTATTTCGGCTGTAATGAGGAAATCCTACAAAATAAAGCAGTTGGTGATCAGTGGTCGGCTTATTACGAAGGCAAGATCGAGCCTTTCGCAATACAACTCAGTCAAGCCATGACATCAATGGCTTACAGTGACTTGCAAATATCACGAAATAACTCTATCATGTGGAGTTCAAACAGGCTTCAATACATGACAAATGCGGAAAAGTCAGCAATGATTCAAACGTTGTTTGATCGTGGATTACTAAGCACCAACATGGGTATGGACATTCTGAACCTGCCGCACGTTGAAAACGGAGACAAGTTCTATATTCGCCGTGATTATGTGGAAATCGGCAATTTGCCGAGCGGAACGGTCGCAGCGGAAAATAATGATAAAGGAGAGATAAACGGTGACCCCAAACAGCAAAACCAAATTCAAGAATAACAGTCAGATGAGATATATGCCGATTTTTGGCGTAAATTCAGAGAACAAGCTTATTGACACGAATTACTATATCGAAGGATATGCGGCACGTTATGAACCTTACGTCCTCTTTAATGACGGAGAGTACGATTATTACGAGCAATTCGATAGAAGCTGCTTCGCAAATTGCGACATGACGGATGTCATTTTTCTATACGATCATGCCGGCAAAGTCCTTGCAAGACTCAGCAACGACACACTCATTGTTGAACCAAGAGACGAAGGCTTGTTTTTCGCCGCTGACCTCGGAAAGACAGAAGCCGCCCGAACGCTCTATGACGAGATATGCGCAGGCATGGTGACAAAAATGTCATGGCGGTTTGCGATCGGAGATTATGACTTTAATCCAAAAACAAGAACGTTCACGCATCATACCGTCAAGAAAATATACGACGTATCTGCCGTAAGCATTCCGGCAAATAACAACACTGAAATTAACGCTCGTACTTGGGCTGACGGAGTGATCAGCTTGAGAGCACGGAGAGATGCAGAGCTTGATTTATTAAAATCCAAAATCAAAACAAAAATCAAAATCGGAGGTTAATTATGAACGAAAAAGAAAGACTCAGACAGATTGCCGAGAGACTTGCGGCAATCAACACAGAAATCGACGCAGCCGAAAGTGAAGACGCTTTGAATGCGCTCAATTCCGAGGCTGACGAGCTCATCAATGAAAGAAACGCAATTACAGAAAGAATTCAGTCACGTCAGCAAATCAGAAATAAGGTTGCATCCGGTGCAATCGGAACGATTGTAGGCATCGACAATCAAATCGACGAAAAGAAGCCCGAGGAACGAGCAAAAGCTTTTATGGCTTCTAAGCGCACAAGCATCGCTACAGCTCAGCTCAGAGCGGCGCTTGTAAGCTCAGGAAAGCTTGCTACACCCACAGCAGTCAGCGGAATTAACGATTCAGTCGGCGCGAAGCACAGCTCAATCATCGATCTCGTGAAGATCGTTGATTGCGGCGGCATGGGCTCAAACAAGGTCGCCTACATTGACACTGATGCCGATGCGGCTGCTGAGCAGACCGAAGGCTCAGCGGCAACAGCAAAGGAAACAACATTCGGATACGTCGAGATCACACCGAAGACGCTCGCCACATACGCTCAGATTTCAGAGCAGGCGAAGAATCAGACACCTCTCCAGTACGAAGCGAAGGTTCAGGAGCAGGCCCTTATTTCGCTTCGCAAGGCGGCTGTCAAGCTTGTTATTTCCAAGCTCAAGGCATCAACTCTCAACAAGACAATCAATGCATCTGTTTCGTCGACGAAGAAAGGCATTTGCGATGAGAACACCCTCACAGATCTTATCCTCGAATACGGCGGAGATGAAAGCATCGTAGGCGACGCTGTTTTGTTCCTCAACAAGAAAGATCTCCGCGCTATTGGCAAAATTCGAGGAACACAGGACAAGAAGAAAGTTTATGAGATCATTCCTGACGGCTCAAACCCGAACGTTGGAATCATTAAGGACGGCGGACTTGCGATCAAGTATTGCATTTGCTCCGAGCTTGAACCCTGCACAGATACAGCTCAGGGTTCAGCAGCAATACCGACAATGTTCTACGGCAATCCGCAGTGCCTTGAGCTTGATCTCTTCACTGATTATAAGGTCAAGGTCTCCGAGGAGTTCGCATTCACTTCGCTCATGGATACAATTCTCGGATCTGTCAGCCTCGGCGCAGATGTCGTTGCGAAGAATGGTTTTGTTGCACTGACAATTCCGGCTTCAGCTTGATCGGAGGTTTATTATGGCGAGTCCGATTGTAGTCGAAAAGGTCAAAACGGATTTGAGAATCAGACATGCCGAGCTTGACGAGGACATTTCGGACAGCATCGACTCTTGCCTTGCCGACATGGGCTTGTGCGGCATATCGGCTGATGACGACAATGCACTTGACAGGAACATCATCAATGCCGTTAAACTTTGGTGTCGCGCTCGATATACACGCGACGTCGAAGAAGCTAAGCTGTACGATCAGCGTTATAATGCGGTCAAATCAACGCTGATGACGGCACAGAGCTACAGGAGGGCTGACGATGATACAGATGAATGATGTCGTGACGCTGATTGAAGGAAAAATTGTAAAAGACGCTGAGGGCTACCCAACCCTCAGCATTGTTTCTGAAACAGAGACTTTTGCTGAAGTGTCATCAGTCAAGCGTCAGCAGAAAGACTCGGCGTATCGCCGCGGTTATGACGCAACGCTCACGGTGAAAGTTCAGAAAGCCGAGTACCGTGGCGAACAATTCTTAAGATTTGAAAGCAAATGCTTTGAGATCAAAGAATCGTACAGCTTAAATGAAGATGCAATTGAACTCACATGTTCGGATACGAGGTGTTTATATGGCGGATTTTCAGTCTTACTTTGATAACAATCTTTTTAAAGAATTTGAAAAACTCTCTGATATTGCAGGAGTTTCAGACAAAATGCTAAAAGAAGCAAGTCCAATTGTTGTAAACTCGATGAAAGGTGAGCTAAATTCACATAGACAAACCGCCGAGCTTGTTAACTCCGTAAAGCCGACTAAGCCCAAGAAAAACAAAAGCGGCGACAATTTTGTTATTGTTCGCCCTACAGGTAAAAGCACAACAGCAATTGCCAAAAGTGGTAAAACCTATGTCCGTAAAAAAGCAGTTCGCAACATGGAGAAGCTCGCTTCTCTCGAATTCGGCAATTCACACGGTCAAAAGCCGATGCCGATCATCGAAAAAGCTGTTAAAAGCACCGAGGAGGCTGTGCTTGACAAAATGAACGAGGTTTACAACAGGGAGACAAAACTATGACGCTTATTCAGAAGTTAGACAGAACGCTTTCGGAATTGAATATAACGTTCTACCCGGGCTATTACCAAGGCAACGGTGAGGATTACGGAATTTATGAGGGCATTGTTGAAAGTCCTGAAATGTCGGCCGACAATGAAACTCAGATCACTATATGCGAATGCAACGTTCATTTGTTTGTGAAAAGCAAACAATCTCAGAAGAAAAGAAAGCTTTTAAAGTTGCTTAAAAACGCCGATTTCACAGTCGGCGACGTTTATGAGCAATACGAAGCTGAAACAAATTACACTCATTATATCGCTGAGGTCTCAGCTCTCAGTGAAGATTACGAAACGGAGGAATAAGATATGGCAAAATTCAAAGCTTGCGGCTCGACGTTTGCAAAATGTACGTCAAATAAGCTTGACGACTCAAACACTGTCGGCAAGCCCGTAACAATAGGCAAGATGATAGAGATTACTATCAAGCCGAACTATAAAGAAGCGTCTGTTTATGCCGATGACGGTATCGCCGAGCAGATCAAAGAGTTTGATAGTGCCGAACTCACACTTAATATTGATGAGATAGCGCTTGATGCGGCTGTCGAGATATTTGGTCTCAAAAAATCTGAGTTAAAAGAATATACTGCAGTATTCATTACCGAGGATGGAAGCACAGACTCCAACTATGGCACGTACGGATTTATCTACGCGTCAATCAAAGATGGTACAACGTCGTATAATGTCTGTATGCTGCATAGAGTTAAATTTGAACTGCCTGAAGATAAGATTCAGACGAAGGGCGAAAATATCACTTTTTCGACACCGACCATATCCGGAAAAGCTTATGTGGATAAGGATGGAAAATGGAGAACAAGAGTATTCGGGCTCAAAACTCTTGCGGACGCTAAAAAGGTTCTCGCTGAACTTGTCGCACGGACAAGCTCAGCTTTTACTACGGCGTCAACCGGAGACAGTGGCACGATCCCCGGTGAGAGCAACACGAATGCACAGACAGAATAAGAAAGGTGGGTAAGGGCGCTTTAATGCGCCCTGATTTTATATGAAAGCACACATAACTAACTCAGAATTAAAAACCGTCGAGCTTGAATTTGACGGCAAAAAATATAACGTAGCCGCATCATTAGATGTCATTGAAAAAGTGGAAAACCTTTCAGAAAAAGAGCTTGAAAGTGTAACCGGCACTAAAAAGATAATCTCTTGGCTTGTCAATGATGCGATTGCGAGAAAAAACCTCAAAAACGGTACCCATGAAAAGACGATCCCGCTTGAATATTTTGGATTGCTAATCGGAAAGAGCAATCTTGAATATTATTCAGAAGCAATGAAAGAAGTTTTAGGGCTTTCTGCGGATGGTAGCTCGCCGGAGCTTGACGACGAGGGCAATGAAATAGTTGTCACCGACGAGATGGTTGAAGAATTCGGAGAATTGCCGGAAGCAAAAAACTTGAAAACCGAGTAAGCGTTAAACGATTGTTTTTTATCGGAAAATGCATACTCGGTTTTTCTACGGCTGAAACATGGCATATGACACCGAGCGAAATAATCGCTCTATACAATGAATACATTGAGTTTTACGGCTTAGGAGGTGAAAGCAGTGGCAAAAAGTAAAACAATAGGTGCAACGATCAAGCTTGGAGGAGAAAAAGAATATCGGAAAGCGATTTCCGATATCAATTCTTCGATGAAAGTTCTCCGCTCCGAAATGAAGAAAAGCACGGCCGAGTTTGGCAGCAACTCCAAAAGCTTAAAAGCTCTTACTGCTGAAAAGAAAAATCTTAAAAGTCAGATTGAACAGCAAACAGCTAAAATCAACACGCTCCGCGGAGCCGTTGAGAGTGCGACGAAAAAATACGGTGAAAATTCAAAAGAAGTCAACAAGTGGAAAGCTTCACTCAATGAAGCGGAAACGGAACTTGCTAAAATGAATGACCGTCTTGGTGACGTCGAAAAGCAGACAAAAGGACTAAGAAAAGTCGAAACTGCATTCAAAGACATTAAATCAAAAATCTCAGAAATGAAAGATAACATGCCGCCTGCCGTTAAAGGGCTTGGAAATATCGTTTCCGCTGCCGGTAAGCTTGCGAAAATCACGTTTAAAGCTACAGCTGCCAGCATGGCAGCGCTCGGTACCACTGCTGTTGCCGTCGGCAAAGGCGTCGCAAAAGCTGTTAAGGCGTCAATCGAAGGCTTCGGTGATTACGAGCAGCTTGTTGGTGGCGTCGAGACGCTCTTTAAAAGCTCATCGAATGAGGTTGTTAAATATGCGAATAACGCATACAAGACAGCCGGCTTGACGGCGAATGAGTACATGGAAACAGTAACAAGCTTTTCGGCGAGCTTGCTCCAGAGCCTCAACGGTGACACGGCAAAAGCTGCGCAGGTTGCCGATATGGCTATCACAGATATGTCAGACAATGCCAATAAAATGGGAACTGACATGTCGTCAATTCAGAACGCCTACCAAGGCTTTGCAAAGCAAAATTACACCATGCTTGACAACCTCAAACTTGGTTACGGCGGCACACAGGAAGAGATGGAGCGCTTGCTTGCTGATGCCGAAAAAATTTCGGGTCGGAAGTATGACATTTCAAACCTGAACGACGTATATCAAGCTATCCACGTTATCCAGACGAACCTCGGCATTACGGGTACAACCGCCAAGGAAGCGTCAACAACAATTCAAGGCTCGATCAAAGCAGTCAAATCAACTTTCCAAAACCTCATTACAGGTCTCGCGGACGAAAATGCGAACATCAAGCAGCTTGTCGGCAACTTTACTGACAGCGTCATAACCGCTGGGAAAAACATAATCCCGAGAATAGTTACAATCGTCAAAAACATAGGTCCTGCGATCTCCGAAACAGTCACAACACTGCTTCCACAGCTCATTCCGGTGGTGTCTGAGCTCATCAATCAGCTTGTGAACGGAATAATGCAGAACCTCAAGCCTATCATTCAAGCGGCAACAACTATTGTTTCCACCCTTGCCAAAGCGCTCACTGAGGACGACACTATCACAGCAATCATAGACGCAACACTTTATCTCGTTGATTCGATTGTCGGAATGCTTCGCAATCCGGAACAACTTCAAAAGCTCATCGATGCCGCAATAAAGATCACACTCGAAATCGCCTCGGGTTTGTTGCAGATGATGCCGCAGATCATCGATGCGGGCCTACAATTGATCAAAGGCCTCATTAAAGGCTTGTGGAACAACAGAGGGCTTATCTTATCAACAATCAAGCAGCTCGGCAAAACTATAATAAGCAACATAAAAGCGGTGTTTGGAATTCATTCTCCGTCAACAATTTTTGCCGATATCGGCAAAAATCTCATTCTCGGACTTATTCGTGGCTTGCAGAATTCGCTTCATCTTGTTGTCGACAAAGTGAAAAACCTCGGAAACACAGTTGTAAACGCACTGAAAAACAAGCTTGGCATTCATTCGCCGTCAACTGTTTTTGCGACGCTCGGCGACTATTCCGGACAAGGATTCGGCGTAGGCTTTACCCGGTCGATGAAGAAGGTGAAAGAAAAAATAAAAGATATCCTGCCGACGAGCATTAACAGCGATGTAGGCGTTCGGCTCAAAACCGCAGTGCAAAGCCAGGTCGCATCGGTAGAACCGACTGTTCACAACAACAACACAGCAGGAAGAATATTTAATTTTAACTTTAACATTTCTCTCGGCGGTACGCCCGGAAAAGACTTTAACGTTGAGAGTGCGGCCGAAGAGCTTAGCAGACAGATTTATAACAATGTTAAGAGAAAAATGGAGGCGTTTGCATGAAAATAAATCAATTCCAATTCGGCGAAATGTTTTCATACAATGACTGCGGACTTTACATTGAAAAGCGACCGTCTCCGACAGTTCCGCTTCGAGACGTCACGAAAACACATGTTCCGGGGCGCTCCGGTGACGTGATTCAAGACAACGACTGTTTTTTAAACATTACAAAAACTTATAAAGTCGGTTGCGCCGATATAGACGCTAATATTGCGAAAGTCAAAAAAATGTTGTCTCAGAAAGGATATCAGATTTTGGCAGATTCATATGATCCTGATTTCTTTCGTTACGGAACTATTCTTAACGCCATATCGTTTGAAGAAGATCTTTTGAACGTAGGTCACGCAAGCGTTCAATTCGACTGCGAACCTTACAAGTATAGCCTTATGGGACAGCTCGGCATAACAGTGTCGACTAATTCAAGTGAAGTAACAACCATAACCAATCCTTATGAGCACTCTTCGTTACCAAGGATTTATATCACCGCTGCCGATCGTCTTGGTGGTGCCGTTACGATAAAAGTTAATGATAAGAGCTTTATTTACACGTTTCCGAAAGGATATAACTCGGTAAACATTGACAGCCTATCCGAAGCTTGCTATGCAAGCGGAATTAACTTTAATTCGGGTTATGAATCTGATACATGGCCCGAGCTTGCACTCGGCGACAACACGATTTGCGTTATCGGCGCCAAGTCCGCGAAAGTATTTCCAAATTGGAGGACGATATAATGACTCCAATTTTATTGTCAAACTTAAATACGAAAATTGCATTTTTAAAAGATGCTCTTCGTTGTGAAGTGACCGAGGAGCGCAATGGTATTTATGAATGCATTCTTGAATATCCGGTCGCCGGTAGAGACTTTGCGGAGATCTCTGCCGGGAGATATATAAAAGTAAGCCCCAACTCAACGGCCGATCCGCAGTTGTTTAAGATTTATTCGGTGTCGAAGCCGATCATGGGAACCGTTACCGTGAATTGTGAGCATGTTTCCTATGCACTTTCGCGATATCCCATCAAATCAATTGCAAAAGAAAAAACAACCGCACTTGTCGCAATGAACAGAATCTTATCCGCTGCAAATGAGCACACCGAAAATGCATACAACTTTTCTGCTGAATACTGCGACATTGACACTGTTTCGAACTTCGGCGCCGGCTGTTGTTCTGCGAGAGCTGCTCTCGGCGGGATTGACGGATCTGTCCTCGACTGCTTCGGCGGAGAGTATGAGTTCGACAACCTCAAAATAAAACTGCATAAAGCTCGCGGAAAAGACAACGGCATCACAATTCGATATGGTAAGAACATGACGGAAATGAAGCTTACAATGTCCGTAGAAAGCTCATACACAGGTATATTTCCGTATGTAATCAATGATGATCAGTATGTTTATTTATCCGAAATTGTTCAGCACGTTGAGAACAAGACAGGTATTGAAGAAAGAATTCTTTTCATGGATTTTTCAAGCTATTTTGAAAATGAAGAAGAAAAAAACGAAGCGAACCTCCGAAAACATGTAACGGAGTATCTGAGCAACAACGACATAAATGCTGTTGACGGTTCCATGACCGTTTCAATGATTGACTTATCAAAAACAGCTCACTCAAGGCTCGTTCCGAGTATCGAGACCGTATCATTGTGTGACACAGTAAAGGTGATTAACTCGTTGATGAATGTCACAGTGTCAATGAAAGTGATTAAAACGGTGTATGACTCGATTGGTGAAAAGTATGTTTCGCTTGAGCTTGGAACACCAAGGGCAGACTTCGCCGACGTAATTAAGCAAACGCAACGAACCGCAAACGAAGCGCTTCGGAAAGCTTCTGAAGCGCCGGATACTTCAGCACTTGAACAGAAGTTTCAGGACGAGCTTGACGATATGACAAAGAAGATTACCGGAGCCTCAGGCGGTCATGTTGTGCTCAATCCGTCAAAAAATCCGCAAGAGCTTCTTTTATTGTGCGACTCAGACAAGCTTGAAACGGCGAAAAAGCTCTACCGATGGAACTCCGCCGGTCTTTCATTTTCTCCAAACGGATACAAAGGTCCGTATACTGCGGCTTTTCTCGGAGATGATGGAAAGCTGATCATTAACAATGTGACAGCAAGAAGCATTTCGGCAAATTTGATAAAGTCGGATACCATTATGTCGGACAGTGGAGATCTGCTGATCAATTTGGTTAGCAGCCAAGTTGTTAGCGGTGCGATATCCGAAACGAAAACTATACTTAGCTCAGGTCATTTGGATTTGTATTATGGCGGCAAGCATTCTGGCCGCATCGGTCAAACTGCAGATAATCACATTGCAATTGAGGGAACAAACCCAGACGACGGAAGCACAAAAATTACAGATCTTCACATCCTTGATGGAATTTTATACACGAATTCAAATCAAAGAAACTTATTTGCAGGTTTGGTTCACTGCCGAAAGGGTCAATATGCCAAAACGGCATACGAATTTCCGGCTTTTCTCAAAGTTGGAATTGGTTCAAGAGCTTCAAGCCCAACAATAGCTATGGAGCTTTGGCCTAATAGTACGGCAGGAACAGCAACAGCAAGAATCGATGTTTTTCAAAGAATGTTCAACGCAACGCACTCGGAACCTGATGGCGAGGGAAATCGAACTCTCAGTTGGAATGATTATTGCGATCTCGATGTTGCCTTTTCGAGACTCGGAATTGACGCATCAGGCAATAGAGCAATGACGACAAGAACGCTAAGAATAACTAACGAAGGATATGAATTTATAACAGGCAGAATACTCGTTAATGATATTGCGATTATTACAAAAACAGATAGTACTACCGGAAATTGTGCCGAGTATTATTCGTTAAAAGATAAATGTATCGGTATAGAAAACAATTTAAAGTCGCTTACAACGAACTACAACAATCTTGTAAAAGGATACAATGATCTTGTAAAAAAACATAATCAATTAGCAACAGATTTTGCTTCATTAAAGAATAAAGTAAATACTTATCATCCATGACAGAAAGGAACGTAGCATCATGACTCTTGAAAAAAAGATATCATCAGTGAAAGCGGAAATTGACGAAACGGTTTCTAAAATTCAACAGCTCGCTCAAATGCAAGATCAACTGATTTCTCAGCAGAATAAGCTTGTCGGCAAGCTTGAAGCATACGAAGAGCTTTTGAAAGAAAGTGCCGAAGCCGACACAAGAGAAAAGGCCAAAACTGACGCGTTGGAGGAAAAGACAGATGAAAGAAACGCTGACGGTTAAAGAAAATAGGGAAATATGCTTTTCAGACGGGGAACATGTCTCCAACTGCATTCTTGGCGTTACAGGCGAAAAGAATGCAACTATTCTCAAGTTTGTGAAGCCTCTCAAAATCAATGATGAGCCTGTCGAAAATTTTAAAATGCGTGCTGTTTTCAACAATGAAGCCGGAAGTTTCCCGGTCGAGGTTGACTCCGACGAGCTTGCGCTTGGCCCTGAAATAACTGCTTTTCAAAAATCTATCCTATGTATTCAGTTTTTGAAAAATAATGAAATCAAATGGTCATCGTTCCCGGCGAAAGTTTACTTCATAAAAGGCACTGACGACAGCGGCGAAAACGTCATTGAAAAAGCAAAAACGGAGCAGAGAGAAGCGGACAGAACAGAGCTTGGCGAAACGTTATCCGACCTCACGGGGCAGGATTTGAAAAAATCGGATTGGAACGAGCTTATTGATATTGCCAATGAGTTGCCGCTCAAAAGTGAGCAAGATGTGCTTGACCTCAGAAAATGCAGTGAGTTAACCTATGCCTTTGAACATGCAACAACGCCGCCGAGCTTGATTACAGGCGGATATAAGCTCGACAAGGAAGAACCCGACAACCCCGACTCAACCGACCTTTTGATTAAGTTGCCGTTCCTTGAAACACCGAATGCTGTATATACGTCCAATACAAGGGTTTCTGCAAATGTAGAGGAGTGCGGATTCTCGATCGGTGAAGCATCTGCGAAAAAAATCTGCTGGAATGAAAGAAGCATGTTTAATTCTTTCGGCGGAGCGGTTGCGGCAAACCTTAAAAGACTCACGCTTGTAGGCATTGAGTGCGTTGTTGACCCTCGCGGAATGTTCAACGACAGCGGTTCTATCGAGGAAATAACATTGATTGAAAGAGGAAAAAATGCAGAAGAATACAACACAGGCTATTGGTACGAATTTTTCCGAAACTGTTCAAACCTACAATCAATTCTTGGAACACCACTTGACCTGAGTCGCGGAACGGGGTACACACGAACGTTTCAGAAGTGTTCAAAGTTAAGGTATGTCCGTTTTAAGCCGCTCACAATCAGCCATGACCTCGACTTGTCAGATTGTCCCGCTTTGATGAAAGGAAAGTACGGAGCAAACTCCGATGACCCGGGAACGCTCTTGTCAATTGTTAACGGCGTCCGCGAATACCGTTCGGAATTGGGGCAGATTACGATTAAATTCTCGGCACTTGTAAAGGACTATTTGACTTCATGGCGGTGTGAGCAAGACTCCGAAACGGGGTTGTACGTTGCATCCACGCAGGGCATGACGCTCGCAACTGTCTTGACGAACTACAAAGGAGTGATAATAGTATGATTTACGAAAAACAGCCGATTGAAAACGCTGCTGTTTCGGTGTTTGAGGACAACGGCTTTAAAATGCTCGTGATTGAGCCGAGCGATGGTTACAAGCTCAGACAAAAAGGTGACGACACATACAGCACTCAGCAGATAATGTTTTCGGCAGATTTTGAAAGCTTGCTGAATAATTATCGTGCCGTACCGCTCGACGAACCGGATGAGCAGGTCGAAAAACCTCCGATTTTGCCGACAGAGGACGAAGAAATCAGCGACAGCGAAGCGCTGTCTATAATAATTTCGGGAGGTAATGACAATGACGAGAGCGGAAGCTAAAGCTTATAGAAACAAGGTCGTACAGGGTGAAACGGTTGAAAAGCTCGGCGGCATAACCGAGAAGGTTGAGCAGTCGGATAAAATCGGCTACGATTGGCACAATTATTACGTCGGAGATAAGCTCGTTAAATCGGAATACATTGAGCAGGACAACCCCATTGGCACACAGAATAATCCGTTTAAATGGTCGCCCGGTATGAAGCTGATACTGAATGGATATTACACTTACAACGGTAAGATGTACGTTGCAATTGCCGAAGGAAGCCCTGAAACAATCACAGAAGAATATCTCATTGAATTTTAATTTAAGGAGGAATCATAACATGACACCAACAGGAAACAGACTTATTGATACGTTTTTATATGTCGCAGGCTCGGCGATCGCATTCAACGTGATTTTGCCGATTTTTGCACTGATAATCGAGTTTTTAAATGCTTTGATGTGAGGTGAGAGTATGAGCGAAAACATATCGACAGAGGAACGAATTGCAAAGCTCGAAAGCGAGAATGTAACATTGTTTCACTATATCAAAGAAATAAAGGACGAACAAAAAGAGTTCAGGAAACTTGTAGCTGCGGTTGAAAAGATAGCCAATCAGACGGCGGACAACAGAGAAATGCTTGAGCAGAACAATAATAAGCTTGACGACATTTCGGCACGTTTGACGGACGTTGAACATCAGCCGGCAGAATCAGCCAAGAAAAGAGCCGACAAAATATCGGACACGGTTATCGCGGTCGTTGTGACCGGAATTGTGAACGCTATAATTACGGCTTTAATTACATTTTTAACCAAATAAGGAGGAATCATCATGAAGAAAATCAATCTTAAGGGTGTAACGGCGCAGACATGGGCAAGAACGCTCGTTCTCTTGCTTGCACTCATCAGTCAGCTTTGCGTTATCCTCGGCAAGAGAAGCGAAGCGATCGACGTCGATCAATGGCAGGAGTATGTAACCTACATATTCACCGTCGGCGCATCAATCGTCGCGTGGTGGAAGAATAACAGCTTTACCAAGAACGCACAGGTCGCCGATAACGTTTTGAATGGAGGCAATGACAATGGCTAAAAAGGTATATTTATCTCCAAGTTGTCAGTATGACAACGCATACGCCTATGGCAACACAACGGAGGGTGTACAGTGTGTCAAAATCTCTAATGCGTGCAAGGCTGCACTGCAAAGGAGCGGAATATCCGTAATGACACCAACTACAAATTCCCTTGTAGCACGTTGCACCGAATCCGACAGGTGGGGCGCAAACTTACACGTGCCGATCCACACGAACGCCTACAATGGCAAAACAAGCGGAACAAGAGTGGTATTATCATAGCGAAAGTGCAAAGGGGAAAAAGGCTGCTAAGACGATTTTTGACGTTTTGGCACCGCTTACACCTGGCAAGAGTGAGAGCGTGAGTGCAAATAACGGTTTACTCGAAGTACATATGCCTGATGCACCGACCGCATATGTTGAGGTGGATTTCCACGATGTACCGTCAATAGCAAAATGGATCACCGAGAACACAACTGCAATCGGCGAGAAAATCGCACAGGGCATTTGTAAATATTTCGGTGTGACATACAAGTC